GTACTGAGATTGTCTCAGATAAATGTGTAAGATATACAGGATTAGATGTTCCTGCATTAGGAATACAAAATGGAGATTCTCTTAATTTTATAGAGGTATCTATTATTGAGTTTCTTACATCTACATTAAATGGTGTAGGAATTAAACCTATTGTTGATCCTTTAATCATCTGTAATCTTGTTCAGCAATATCTTCCTGATTGTGGTGAGTTTACATTAAATGACTATATTACAGCTCTCATCAAAGCTGCTTGTGATCTGCAGGAACAAGTTGACATACTTGCTGCTGACATTGCTACATTGAATGCTAATTATGATGTAGACTGTTTAACAGGTGTTACATCTAGTTCAGACACACACGCTGTTCTTCAGGCAGTTATTACAAAGCTTTGTGATTTAGATGTAGAACTTGCAGCTCTTGCTTTAGATGTTGATACTAACTATGTAAAGCTTGCAGATCTCAACAGTTTGATTGCTGCTTACATTGCTAGTACAGCTGGTTCTAGCACTAAGTATTACACTAGAATGGTCCCTTACACAGTGGTTGAATACTACGGATTACTTACAGGAAACTTTGATGTAACAGGTGCAGGAATAGGTGATTGGGAGAAAATCTACCTCTGTAATGGATTAAATGGAACTCCTGATAAACGTGGTAGAGTTCCTGTTGGTGTTATTGTTGGTGTAGGTGGTGGTGCTATGAATTCAGCAGTGGATCCAGCAACTCCTACAAACCCTAACTATGCTCTCAATGGAACAACTGGTACTAACACTGTAACACTTAATACTTCTCAAATTCCTGCACACACGCACGCAGCTAGTGTGACAGATCCTGGACATGGACACTTTACAGTAGCAGATTTTGTTGATACAACAGGTGCTCTTCCAACTCCTTTAACAAGTATTGCAAGAGAAAGTACATTTGGATCAACTGATGAAGAATATGCACTTCGTTCTTCTCCATCAGCAGTAGCATCTTTAGGATTAACAAATACATCTTTAACAGGAGTTACTGTAACAAATGCTAATGCTGGTACTGGAGGTGCACACAGCAACATTCAGCCTGTTCTTGCTTGCTACTACATTATGTACATTCCTTAACAAATAAACTTTAAATAAATGGCTTGTACTCCAGGTTCACCATGTAACCCATTGGTTGTCAACACTGTATACCCAAAGAAGTGTAACAACGGATGGTTTGCTGGCTATCCAATATCAACAAATTTAATCTGTTACAATGGTCCAAACCTACCAAATACAGGTGTCAATACTAATGATAACCTGAATCTGGTTTTAGAAAAGATTGATGCAGAGTTGGATCCAATTAACTTAGCAGAAACATTGTTACAAGTAATTGGAACAAATGTTTCCCTTCTTACAGCATTCTGTGAAATAGCTAACATTTGTGCTTCTTACACAACCACAACTACCACAACGGTAGCACCATAATATCAAAAACCCTGTTTTGTTGGTTTTACAGGGTATCTCCTGGGGTTTCTACCCTGGGAGTTTTTGTTTAAATTATAACCAAGTTGGTTATTATAGATAATCTATTTGGTTAAATAAATTTGGAGAATTTCAAAAATTGTTCGTACCTTTACTGTAATTTTAACTAAAATCTAGTCCAATGGTAGGGAACCAGCATCTCTTAGAACAGTTGCAACAAATGCTAAACTGGAAAAAAAGTAAGAAGTTTTATGCAGAAAAACTAGGGATTACAGAAGATGAGGTGGATACGTTATTAAAAGAAATTAGAAAGAGTGAGGTGGTAAGAAATGAGGCAGAAGTTTCAAATTACATAGATCAGCTTGAAGAAGCTGTTGTAAGGTTTGAGGAAGATTTAATCAAAGGTACAGGCGAGATAGTATTCAATAGCCCAGAAGAAATTCGTTCTCTGGAGGATCTTATTGAAAAGTGTAAGATTGATACAAATAAATGGGAAATAACTAAATATGTCCAGAACTACTGGGGCAATGGTGCAAATCCACATTGGCAAGTTAAGGCTTGGCTTGGTAAGAAAACTGATGGTCAAGTGTTTCAAAATGCTTTTGTAGATTTCTTGAATGAATACAAACCATGTTCTCCAGATATCATTGCTCCTAAATATATCACTGGTAAAAGCGATGCTTGTCTTGTGATTAACAAACAAGACTCACATCTTAACAAATTTGATGTTTATGGTGATAACAACATAAACGATAGATTTGGTGGTATACTTGAGAAGGTGGAAATAATTTTGAACCAAGCTACTCTGTCAAATAATCTCGAAAAACTAATTTACATCATTGGATCGGATGAGTTTAATAGTGAGTTCACAAACACTACAACAAAAGGAACTCCACAAACTAACATCCTACCATATCATGAATCCTTTCAGAGGATCTGTGAATATGAAGTTCAAATGATCTCTCTTCTGTTACAGAACTCAAATAACGTAGATGTTGTATATGTAGCAGGAAACCATGATGAGTATGTAGGATGGCATCTAATAACATGGTTGCAAACCTACTTCAGAAACACTGATAGATTAACGTTTGATTGTTCTCCTAGATATAGAAAGTATATAAGTTTTGGAGAAAGTGCGTTAATGTTTAATCATGGAGATGCAGTGAAGCCAGCAAAGCTAGCTGCAATCTTTCCAATGGAATATAGAGATGAATGGTCATATCATACCAACTTCTACATATTCACAGGAGACAAACATCATGAATTAAGTCAGGATTTTAATGGAATCAAGTTTTATCAAATTCCAGCTTTCTCTAGTGCTAAAAGTTCATGGGATGAAAAGAATGGATACACATGTGCAAAGGCTGAAGTTACTGCATTCCTTATAGAAGAAGATAACGGAATGACAAACATATTCAAACAATATTTATAATGTCAACATTAAGAAAATTAGTTTCAGATGTACGCTCAATGCATAAGTTGTTGTCAACAGACACACTTATCACTGATAGAGCTATTGCATCTGAAGTTAAGAATAGTTCTCTTTTATTAATTAAAAGAGAAACAAATCTCAGGAAGCTTTGGGCTACTGATACTTTGTTTACTACCATCCCTTGTCTAGAGATGGTGCAAGTTCCTATTTCTGAATGTTGTGATTTCGTAGATCCTTGTACTGTCTCAAGGAGCAGATATAAACTCCCTCGTATATCAGAAGGTAACTATCAATATCTTATTCAGGGTGTATATTCTATAAATGCTTTGAGTGGAAGAGGAACTAAGTTTAAGGAAATCACAGTGAACAGATATGTTAACCTGATTAAACTTCCAATTATAAAAAGAGAAACCTACTACTGGATAATGAATGGATACTTGTATGTAAGTAATCCACTCCTTCAGACAGTTAGAATTTCTGCATTGTTTGAGGAAGATGTTCCTAATGAGATTATGTTTCCAGAATGTGATTGTGGAAAAGAATATACAAACGAAGAATGGTGCAAGAATCCATTGGATAAACCATATGCTGTTCCTGGGTACTTAGAGAAGCAAGTTCTAGAACTTACTTCACAAAAATTGTTAGCAACCTATTTCAGAATCAAAACAGACATGACCCAGGATGGTATAGATGGTCAAGCACCAAATGCTAAACCAACTAGCTAATGAGAGTAAAAATAGACTGGAGAAGTTCAAGTAGAGAAAACTATAATAACTTCTGTAAGAAACATCCTGAGATAAAGATTTCATTCGATGAGTGGAAAAACATTGTTTATACATTCAACGAGTCTTTTAAAAATTACATATTAGAAACTGGAGAGCGAGCAAAGCTCCCTTTTGGATTTGGTGAGTTTTCTATCAACAAAAAGAAGAGAAGAAAGATGAAAGGTGTTGATGGTAAAGAGTTTGTCAATCTTCCTATAGATTGGCAAAGAACCAAGGAGAAAGGAAAAGTTATTTACAACTTCAACTATCATACAGAAGGTTACTTCTTTGGATGGGTTTGGTTTAAAGAAACAGCTAGACTCAAACATACAGATCTTTGGTACTTCAAACCATCAAGAACTACCTCCAGACTTCTATCGCACTACATAAAAACCAACGAGAAATATCAACATATTTATCGTGAATGGAAAAAATAATATAGATGTCAAATTACTATAAGTATAATTTTGTTAGCCCAGAACCAGTCTACTCTACTGTTAAGGAGGAGCTTAAATCCTACTTTGATACAGGAGCAGTGGATGATTTGATGTTCCCTACCTATCTAGACAAATGTCTTAGAAAGTTAGGAAGAGCAACTTATGTAATTAGCGAACAAATCTTGTACATTGAAGACTTTGAAGCTAGGCTTCCAGATAACTTCTTTGCTGCAAGAGAAGCGTGGATGTGTACAGAGATTCCTCAAGATCCTTACCAAACACCAAACTCTTTTTATTCTCAAGCTGTTGACCAAACCACTATACAGGTTAGCCCTGTTATTTCTGGAGGTCAACCTTGTACCAACCTAAATTGCACAAACCCTGGTTGTGATGGAACATGTATGCCTGAACTTATTCAAGCTGTGTTCAAGACAAATCAACAAATGACAAGATCTTTTCAAAGATCATATTTGTTGAAACCAGGAACAATATCTGCAAGAGGTAATTGTGATGTTAGTTATACAGATGCTTGGGAGTTTGTGAGTGCTCCTGCACCATTACATGAATTCACTCCTGGATCTGCAGGATATGATTCATTTGATGTAAGAGGTAATAAATTTGTTACCAACTTTAGAAACGGTGTTGTACATCTTATATTCTATGCAACAGCATATGATGGTAATGACAATCAAATGATTCCAGACAACTATCGTATTAGAGAATATGTAGAAGCATTTATTAAATATAAAGTTTTTGAAACTCTGGCAAATCAAATAAACGATGAAACGTTTGATCAAATCCAAAAGAAGTTAGGTTACTATAAAAACCTTTCTGACGAAGCTTTCATAATGGCAGACATCGAGATCAAGAAACAAGATGCCTGGACTAAGCAACGCAGAATTAAGAATGACCTTAATAGGTTTAATATGTATGAACTTCCAAACAGAGTAGGTAGATATGGCTGGAGAAGGAACAACTAATATAATTCAGGAGAGAAACGCTGCTCAAACAGGGTTGAACCTTGACAGAACTGTTAATCAGATTCCTAAAGGTCAGCTAACCTATGCATTGAATGCAGCTGTTGAAAACTTTGACTCTAACTCTGTTAACTATCAGAATGAGCCAGGAAACGAGCTATGTCTAAACTTTCCTGAAGACTATCATCTCATAGGTACACACTTCATTAATGAACAAAGTAAACATATATTCTTCCTTACTAACCCTACTACAGGGGATAGTGAGATTGGTTATATGGATAATAATGATTGTGTTTATCGCAAATACATTGGTGGTACATGTCTTAATTTTAACATTGACTATCCAATACATAAAGCTGTACACAAGATTACAAATTGTACAACAGAAATATATTGGACAGATGGTTTGAATCCACGTAGATTCCTTGACCTAAACAATCTCCCTTATATCACCTCTCCAGGAATCACAGGTTGTGACCCTATTGTTACACCTGAACTTGATTGTAATAAGCTCAAGGTACAACCAAACTTTGAGATTCCTCAAATAAGTATAACTGGTATAAACAATACAGGAAATCTGACAGCAGGTACCTATCAGTTTGCTATTCAATATGGTGATGCTTCAGGAGATCCTTACACATCTTACTATTCAGTGACTAACCCCACTGCTATAGGAAATGTAGAAATTACTACTCCTGATTTCAATTATCCTGTAGGGCAGGCTATTGAATTGTCAATCAACAATCTAGATGTTACTGGATACTTTCAGTATTTTAATCTAGCTGTAATAAAGACAGTTAATGCAGTCTCCTCAGTGGAGCTTGTTGGAACATATTTTATTGATCAGGCATCTAGAAGTATAACTTACACTGGTCAGAATCAAACTCAAATAAGACTTACGCTCAATGATATATTTGAGAAGTTTCCTTATTACGATATTGCTCAAGACCTTACATCTGTTCAGGATGTATTAGTGTGGGACAATCTTACATCAATAGATAGAGTTAACTATCAAAGAATAGCTAATGGTATAACGTTAAACTGGCAGACTTACAAGCTTCCTGCAGATGAGAATTATGCAGATGGTGCAAACTCTGCTAACCTAAGAGGATACTTAAGAGATGAGGTGTATGCTCTTGAGATAGTGTTCCTATTAGGAAACGGTAAACAAACTGATGGTTTTCACATTCCTGGTAGAGCTAAAAACTTTACAGAAATTACTCAACCTGATGTTCCAAATACCAATCCTGATTTTGTTGGAGATGGTACAAGTGCTCCATATTGGAAGATATATAACACAGCTTCTGTAACAGGTACTGGTTCAGGAGAAAACATAGGCAATGCAACACCATATCAATATGGTGAGTTTGCATATTGGGAATCTACAGAAACGTATCCTTGTAATGAGGAAATTTGGGGAGATTTAGCTAATCAACCAATTAGACATCACAAGTTCCCTGATGTATTAGTTAGTCCGATATTTGAAAGTGGTACACCTACAATTGAATATGACGGAACATACAGTGGATTAAAGATTGAAAACAGAGCAACGTTTCCAATAGGTGTTAGGTTTGATGCTAATCAAGTAAAACAGCTAATCGAAGTCTCTAATCTTACAGAGGAAGAAAAGAACAACATTGTTGGATTCAAGATTGTAAGAGGAAACAGAAATACAAATAAATCTGTTGTAGCAAAAGGTATATTGAGAAATGTAGGTGAATATGAGAGAGAAGGAAACACATTCTATTTTCCTAACTATCCATATAACGATCTAAGGATTGATCCATTTCTTTTACAAGAGAATAATGCATACGATAGTGTATGTAGAGAATACAAGGTCACTGTAACTAATCCAGCTGGGACAGATGTTATATATTTTGATTGTGATAATAATGAACAACAAACATTAAATGTAGCTTCTCCATCAGTTATTAATATATGTTCTACAACTTTTCCAATCCTCACTCTTGATACAGACGGTACAGTAGAGGTAACAAATTATAGTGTTTGGAGACTTTGTTCTAAATGGAAGTATCAACTAATTACTGGTGGACTTTTTGCTGGAAATAGATTTTCTTATCTTCCTCCAAATCAAAGTGAGGAGACAACAGTTTATATAAATGCTCCATTCCTTGGTCAAGATTGTATAGTTGTAAACTCTGTTACAAGACCTGTATTTATTAGTGGTAATGGTAATTTTACAATTACACTATTGAACGAGGTGAATGGAGGAACATTGGATTGTACATTCAGTGCTGATAATCTTGATGCATTTAATAATACAAACTCTCCATATAGATATGTATTCAACTCACCAGACACATCGTTTGGTAGCCCTTTCTTAGGGAACGTTTTAAAACTTGAGAATGCAATCTATGGACGAGGTGATGCACATTTTGTACAAGTTAAAAACAATGCAAACTATAAACTAATCACTAAGGAAGCTCAACAGGATGCTTTAACCTCAAGTGAAAAGATTGCTAAAATTACAACTCCTTTTGATATGACAGCAATGTTTGCTGCATATCAATCCTATCTGACTATTTATGTTAATGGTATAACTAGAAAGAACTATGCTAAGTCTTACAACTCAATAGCAGAGTATGACTATTCTATAACTATTAACAATGACTTAGGTGTCAAGCAAAGACAAATTGATATAGTTCAATACTTAATTCCTGGTGTTCAGAATGTTGGAGATAATTTAAATATTAATAATTTTAACAGAGAATCCTCTGTATATGTAAAGACAATAGACACTAGAGATGGAAACTCTGTTTCAAGTCTACCCTATCCTGATAGTACACCTAACGCACTGATAGGAGGAACAACTCCTGTTGTTCAGGATAAATCAAGATATACGCTATCTGAAATAGGAAACTGTGAACAACCAGAACTACAGTTTGAGATATCTACTATAACTTATTATGGATCAATTAAGAATATATTTGACAACCAATGGGGTCAGATTTATTCTTATGAAACAATTGACACTGGTTGTCAAGTGATGTTTAACTCTACGAGCTCTACAATCATCACAGCTTTTGGAGGAGATACATTTATCAATAAATTCTCTTTCAAAACAAAACTTCCATTCTTTATAGATAATAGAGTGGGGGCTCCTGATGATAGTGATATATTCTATGATGAGATTGGTAATGTAGCCTATCCAAAATACTGGCACTCAGGTAGATCAATTCTTTCAGACTATGTCATTAATCAAGGAACACCTACTGAATTTGCGGCAACAAATATTATATCAATCAAAGCTCACAATTTTGACTGTCCTAATTCACAAACTGTAGGTAATCCAGGAAGAACTTATTATGATGGAAGTTTCTATCTGTTTGCTTATGGTATTCCTACATTTTATTGTGAATCAAACATTAATGTAGATTTGCGTCAGGCATTTAATAATAAAGAAGGAGACTTCTTCCCACACGTGAGCACAGGTATTCCTGATCAATGGTTACAAGAAAGTCTTGTACCCATTGCTTTTGATAACACGTATTATTACAACCCAACATATTCTAAACAGAACACAGAGAATTCATTTACGCATCTTCCTATTGATTGGGATAATAACCAATGTTACACAAACTTTCCATTCAGAGCTATCTATTCTGATAGACAACAAAGTTTTGTTGATAATGAAGTGAACAACTGGTTAATATACAGACCTATAAGTTTCTTTGATTTCCCACAAAACTTTGGAAATCTTACAAGCTTAGATGGTATTCAAAACAGAGCAGTTCTTGCTAGATTTGAGAACAAGTCATTGTTATACAACACAATGTTGACAATCGACACAAGTAATCCTCAAGCAGCTTATGTAGGAAATGACACACTATTTAGAAGTGCACCTCCAATAGACTTTGCAGAAACAGACTTGGGATATGTAGGAAGTCAGCACAAGATGCTCCTAAAGATACCACAAGGACAGATCACTATAGATGCTAAGAGAGGTCAAGTGTTCTTAATTGCTGGTAATCAAGCTACAGATTTGTCAGGATTTGGTTCAGGATTGAACAGGTTCTTTACAGATCATTTAGCATTTGAAATACTTAGATATTTCCCTAATGTTCCTGTAGATAATCATTTCAATGCTATAGGATTACATGGTGTATATGATAGTAAGTTTGATAGAGTGATTATCACTAAGCTTGATTATATTCCTTTGAGAAATGACATCAGGTATGATGCTGTAGCTAATGAGTTTTACATTGAGAATGTATTCCCTCAAAATCCTGCTACAACAACTACTAGTACAACATTAGTTCCACCTACAACTACTACAACAACTACTAGCGGAACACCAACCACCACAACAACTACAACAGTTGCTCCTTTAATAACTCGTACAGTAGTAGATCTTACAGATGTTAACTATTTCTGTAACAAGTCTTGGTCACTATCATTCAACTTCAACACAATGAGTTGGATAAGTTTCCATAGTTATATTCCTAATTTCTACATTGCTGAAAATAACTTCTTCTATTCTGGATTGAATGGTAGTTGTGATGTAGAAGCGCTTGTTGCTGAGATTGTACCTGTACCTACTACAACTACAACAACAACAGCACCACCTCCTACAACAACCACCACTACAACAGTAGAACCTCCTGATTGTGCTCTAGCAGGAACAATAGAATTGTTAGACTGTGACTTGGCTGGTAACGCAGAACTTATAAGTGTACCAGAATGTGAATTGGCTGGTAATGCAGAAAAAATATATCCAACAACTACAACTACTAGTACCGTTGCTCCGTTTGATTGTGATCTAGCTGGAACAGCTGATAGAATAGAACCTACTACAACTACCACAACAACTGTAGCACCGTTTGATTGTGATTTGGCTGGAACAGCTGAAGCAATTGCTCCAGAACCCACAACCACTACAACTACCACCACAGAAACACCAACAACTACAACCACAACAACTGTTGCCCCAGCTGATTGTGCTTTGGATGGAACAGCAGAGGATGTAACTCCCACTACAACAACTACTACTACAGTAGCTCCAACAACCACAACAACTACAACAGAGGCTCCAGCAACTACAACAACTACCACTACTACTCTTGATTGTACTTTGAGTGGTACAGCAGAGGATATTACACCACCACCACCAACAACAACCACAACTACTACTGTTGTTCTTGATTGTGATTTGGCTGGTGATGCTGAACAAACTGATCCTCCTCCAACACCTTAACAACATTTTTAATATATAAAATAAAAACTATGGCACAAACAGTATTGATAACACTAACAACTGCAGGAGCTGATACAGGACCCTTTGACTTGTATTCAGATGCTGATAGTTATGTTACACCTTTTGAAACAGGTGTGGCAAAAATAGATTTAACTTCAGGATATACATCTGTACTAGTTCCTGATCTTGCTACAATTATCAGAGTTCAATCTGATAGTGTTTGTACTAATTACATCGATCTTCCTATTGTTACAACCACTACAACAACCACTACAGCTGCTCCTAGATATCCGTTCTCAGGATCTGGATACAGCAATATCAGTGAAAACGATGCTTGTTCTGACGCAATCTTGAATAACAGAACACTTGTTTCTGATTGTGCAGTGATTGCTCCAGGTTGTGCGATATTTACAAATCCTTTGGGAACTAATCCACTTCTTGGTGAGTCTTATGTACTTATCGGTGGTCAAGGAAACTTTGATGTAGATCCTCTAACTGGTGTTGTAACAGCGGTTTCAGCAATTCAATGTTAATAATAAATGGCTAAAACAATTGTCATAAGGCTAACTAAGTCTGGCAGCAGAGCAAGTACATTCTCCATTTCTGACGATTTGGGGAATGTGCTAGCTACTGATGTTCCAAAGGATGAGCTCATCACTGGGTTAGCACTCAGTGTTGATGATTCTGTGAAGGTAATTGTATTGTCTTCTACAGGAATAAACTGTTGTAATAAACGATGGAACATTCCTGTAACAACAATCACAACACCAGAACTAGCTGCTATTAACTATCAACAAGTTAATACAGCATCTGTTTGGACACATCTGAAGAATCCTGTGATATACAATACATTCTATGGATGTATCAATCCATACATCATAGAATATCCTTTTGCATATCAATATTTTGATGAGATTCTTCAGAATGTAAAAGACTATACAAAAGCCTATAAGTATCTACCTAGTCAGTTTGGTGTATTTGATGATAGTAGAAAGGTAGAGACAGATGATCAGTATTTCAATAAAGCTGTTCTTTACAATGGTCAACAGTGTTCTGGTGTATTGGAACTTGTTCCAAAACCAATGAACAATCTCAAGGAATACATGAAGTATCCTATATATAACGCTGAGAGTAAAACAATTACATTCACTAAGAGTGATAACTTCTATCAGTACAACACGTTCTGGTCGTTAGTTAAAAATAAATCCATACCTTTGTTTATAACTAGCTGTGAATCAATGTCAATAGACAAGATTGTAAACCAGTCTAATATGGACTACGGAAAGAGATCCTTTAAAAAGGAACCTCTAAGAGCAAAAGAACTAAAGGTGAGACATATTCTAGACAACAAGTCTGACGCACATTTAGTAAGTCAGTTTATCTTTACACCTGCTCAAATCTCTTACAAATAATGGCAAAGAAGAAACTTACATCCAAGAAAGCTAAGAATGGTATTGAAGGAACAATGGGTGGATTGACAGACATTGGATTCAATTACAATGGTGCATGGGGTGGAACCATGGCAATGGGTGGTGGTATTCCTGGTGCTGTAGGATTTACATACGCACGCACGGGGAGCATTCCTTCTAATGGTCCTTATGCTAAGAAGACAAAGGCTAGTGCACAGAATGGTATGGAGATGAAATACTACCAAGAAGGACTGGACTGGACTCCTAGAAATATTAGTAGAGATGGAAGTGAAATTCCACAATCTCAGTTTGGTACAATGTTAGCACCTATTACTAGTGAAGATGTATCCAGGTTCTTTGATTTGTTTTCTGTTCCACAAAAGGCTGTAACAAAAGTTGTTACAGGAAAATACCAAACTCC